CTTGAATTGGAGTAGTGCCCCAGATACTCGGTTCCCCCGCACTGTCAAATCCGAAAGCGGCGCGGCTAGAGAGGGGTGCGTCTTCCCCTGCCTCTGATAACGCGATCGCTGTGATGGGAGATGAGGCGAATGTTGTTGAAGATACGCCTGGGATGCCAATAGTAATCTCTCCAATAGCCATTAGAACGCCCTCCCCCTGCTAAGTTTGCGAATTTGCTCTAGCTGTAGCGCCGCCATATCCTGAATTGGCTGAGCCGTAGTTAGATGATAGGTGGGAGACTGGGCAACGCGACGGCCCCGCCGAACCTCTCTTATCAGTGTGTCTAACTGAGCCTCCAATCTGCCCGTGTTGTTGCTTAGGGTGCCTGCGATCGCGGGGTTTCCCATCAAGGCGGTGGTTTGTCGTGCTGTAGCGACATAGCCCGCTCTAGACGGATAAATCAACTCCGGCCCTTCTTCCCCCACTAGGTACGGCTGCCCTGGCTGGATGGGGCCACCTAAGCGCCTAGGGGTGGGCGCGATGCCTTGCTTGGCTGACTCTAGAATATTCTTGACCTGTTGAGCCGTCTGCAAGTCTAGTTGACGCTGTTGAGCCTTGAACGCCGCTTCCGCCGCTTGCTGTTCCTGATCGAACGTCCGTTCTAGTTGTCGTTGCTCATCCTTGAACGCTCGTTCTAACTGCTGCTGTTCCTGTTCAAAAGCTTGTTCTAGCTGCCGCTGTTCCTCATCAAATTGCCGTTCTAGTTCCTCCTGTCCACTGCGGAATTCCTCTTCGTCTAGTCGCTGTTGCTCCTCAAATTGCCGCTGTTGTTCCTGCTGAGCCTGTTCAAACTCTTCAGATCTTGCCTGTAACTTTTCTTCAAAATCCTGTCGCGCTTGTTCTAGAGGGCTAAGGGCAACTTCGTCTGAGCGCTGCGATAAAACAGAGCCCCGCTGACCCAGCACTTCCGACTCAATTTTTCGGCGCTTTTCAAGCTGCTGATCTTCTAGCTTGAATTGTTCCTTAAGGGCACGCCGTTGTTCTTCGTCAGCGGCCGCTTCAAGCTGAACGCGCCGCTCAACTTCATCCGTGAGCACGTCAAACTCGCGGTTACCCTGGTCGCGCTCGGCGTCCAACTGCTTCTGAAATGCCCGTTGTTTTGCCTGCTGTTGATTGTTAAACGCATCCTGCGCTGCCTGCTGCTGGCTATTGAATGCGTCTTCCGCTGCCTGCTGCTGACTGTTGAATGCGTCTTCCGCTGCCTGTTGGCTATCTTGAAAAGCGGCTTCTTTCGCCCGTTGTTGATCGTTGAATGAATCCTCGGCCGCCCGCTGGCGATTCTCGAAAGCGTCAGACTGAGCCTCTTGCCCCGCATCAAACTGCGCCTGGGCTGTCTCCCTGGCTGTGTCCCGCTCCCGTTCGATTTGCTCAACGATTTTATCAGCGGCTTCTTCGGCTGCTTCGATCCGTGCCTTTTCCGCTGCCTCTTGTGCCGCCACGTAGCTCTGAGCGATCGCTACTCGATCTGAGGCAAGATCCGATTCTATTTGCTGAATAGCATTGGCGACCGAGGCAGCCTCTTCCTCGCTCAATCCGCCCCCTGATTGAATTGCCTTTAGCTGGTCTAAGTATTTTTTATTTTGGTTGACCCGATCTTTCAATGCGGTTTCTTCCAGAGCCGCTACATCCTCGGCGCTGGCCCCCTCCTCTAAGCGACTGGCGATCAGGTTTTTGTTATCGGTTTCAATCTTTTCGAGAGCAGCGTTATTGGCATCAGCTAATTTCTTCAGCCGATCTTCGACCGCTTCCGCTTCCTCTTCAGACGGCCCCGGCAATGCTGCTTTTTGATCATTCAAGGTTGTAGCTGCTTGCTGCAAATTGTTAAAAGCGCCGCCTAGGTTGTCGATCGCCTCTTTAGACAGGCCAGCTCCCTCTTTTAACTGATTAAGCCCCGCTGCATCCGCCCCACCAATAGCGCCCACTCCCTCAATTAACTTGTCAATCTGGGCTAACAATGGTTCCAGTAAAGGGATAAACTCTCCAATTGTGTCGATCGCTTGACCTACTGCCACAGGCAACAGACCGAACATCTCCATCAACCCTCGCATTGCCTCAGTAACCAAGTTGATTGTGGAAGGGAATTTGAGAAAGCGATCGATATTGTCCCCGACGACTGGCAGCCCCTCGGCGGAATTAACAAGCTGCGTCAATCCGTCAGCCAATCCGATCAGGAATTGGATTGTGCCGCCAATGGCTTGAATGACAGTAGCTAGACTCTCTATCTGCCCTGCTATCTGCTCAATGTTGCCCTCTTCGGCTATAAAGGCTGTCACTGCGTCAATGATTTGAGCAAATTGATCTACCGCCTCATTAGCTAAGGTTGCAAAGGCAGCCCCTAGCTCCTCTGCGATCTCCGGGTTCCCCTCCAGGACTCCTTGCAAGCGCTCTGATGCGTCTGTGATTGCGTCAAACCCGTCAAAGTTTTCGCCCACATTGGCGAGGATTTCTGTGAACTCTTGCAGTAGCCCCGATGTCAATGGCTGAAAAGCTTTGAATACGGACTCCTGAAAGCGCGTAAAACTGTCCGCGATATTAGAGACAATGCCGGGAATGGTCTGGCTTTGGGCTGCCATAAGGCCCCCAAAGCGACCGCCTTCTGCAGTAAGGCTAATAAATGCCTGCTCTAGCTCGTCAAACCCGACTTTTCCCGCAGAAACCAGATCTCTTACTTTGCTTTCAGATACGCCAAACTGAGCCGCCAATTCTCCAATAATGGGGATGCCTCTCTCAGTCAATTGGTTGATGTCCTCAGCAAACAGCCTTCCTTGAACTCTCGCCTTGCCGTAGATGGTAGCGAGTTCCCCAAAATCCGTGTTGACACCTGCGGAAACATCCCCGACCCGTCGCAAAGTCTCGATCAGGTTTTCCTGTTCAAAGCCAAAGGCTATTAATTGCTGCCCCGCTGCTCTCACCTGAGGCAGTTCAAAGGGCGTCGTGGCGGCAAAGTCGCTCAAGTCTGACAGAGTAGCTTTTGCTGCATCAGCGCTACCCAGCATCGTAGTAAAAGCCACTTCTGCCTGTTCCGCCGCGCCGCCTACCTGCAAGGTCTGTCCAGCAAACCCGACGATCGCTTGTCCTAGAGATCTCACAGCGCCCGTTACAGCCTGGATAGCTGCAAAAGCCCCAGCACTCGCCAACCCTGCTAGAGCACTATTCAACCCTTGGGCCTTCCCTGACACGGCCCCGGTTGTTTTTTCTAGTTTTAATAATTCATTAGTAATCTGCTTAATTTCAGCGTCACTAAGGTTATAGGCATCCTGTAACGCCTTGGCTGTATTAGCAACCCGCTTGTTCTGCTCTTGGAGCTTAACGACTTCGTCGTTGATTTTCTTAATCTCACGAACAGTCTGGGGGCCGCCTGTCGCTCCAATTTTGATGCCTAATAATAGATCAGCCACAGTCCCCCCTAACTAGCGTTCCAGTCGCGTCTTAGTTGCTGCTTAGCGGCGCTCAATATCGCCTTGTCTTTCTGTTCCTGGCTAGCAAGTGCCCATCCCTTCTCGCCAATCGCGTAGAGCAGATCACGCGCTGGCTGTGATTTGGCAAGGGTCACGGCATCCGCTAAGTTCCCCTCACAGACGGCGGCAATCGCGGCTAGCAACTCAACTCGACTAGATATCGGTTCACCGCCTAACAGTGGCGGGTGCCTCGGCTCATAGGGTTTGTTCAGCGCCGTGAGCGGGGCCGTGGTTTCTGAATCCAGCGGAAACAATAACCAGCCCACCATCTTAGGCGTTGTCCAATCTCGCTCAATACCGTTTAGATCAAGACAGCGATCGCACTCATGCCGAAAGCGAGAGTCTTCTAAATAGAGCTGATCCAAGCTGTAGTCGTCTGGGGATTCTTCTAGTAGCAAGTTCAATCGTTCTAGTCGTTCCCAAAACTCATGCCAGCCGTCAGCCGAACAGCCCCAGACCTGACGATAGTGCCCCCTGCGATCGCGGAACTCTAACGCCCCACATCGCAGCAGACGATAATCAAAACCGTCATTGTCAGAGATCCACGGCATAGCTCAACCTAGGTCAGCGTGTTGAGGTTCAGGATTCTAAACGGCTTATCCCAACCAGAGGGAGTAGAAAGACCACAGACAACAGAAACAGTGGGAACAGCATCATCAATCGTGATGGTTGGATCCTCGCTAATTGTCGCTTTCGGGATGTGTATTTTAGTGCCTGCGGAGAGACTGGGGATAAAGATGGTGCCCCAAAACTCAAATTCTCCCCACAAGGAAGCACCAGACGGCCCGCCCAAATCCTGGACTGAAGTAGCTGTAGCAAAGGCAGTATAGGCAACGGGTGCCCCAGCCTGGGCAGCGTTAAACGTAAGCAGGTTGTTTGCTAACTGGACTTGACCCGCGCTAGGCGCACCGCCCGCAACGGTCAGGGTTTGACCCGCTTGCCCCCAAGCGCCGGACTGTGTAATGACAACGCTCATGCTAGTTAGGTTGGCAGTCACTACAGACGTATCCGCGATCGTATAGGCGGGGGACGTGGGCACCGTGCCATACTTGAGGGTAGGAATAGCCACACTGGAAGCGGTGCGCGGGAATTGGTTTAGGGCAAATCCCAAATTGCCCCAATCAATCTCGTTATAGGAAAGGGTAAAGGTGTAGCTGGTGCTGCCCTTAACGGTCGTGGCAGTAACCAACTCGCCAGAGCTATTAAATTTCTGGGACTCCTTTGACGTTGATTCTGATGTCAACTCAAAAGACAGCAGCCCCAAGACAAGCATTTTCTGATCATTGGCGGCGGTGCCAGAGAACGCCGTGGTGCGGATCCACGGATCGCCTATGCCCTTAAACATAATCTATCCTCGCTCTAAAACTGTTTAGTAGCAGTATTCCCTATCTCGGGGGCTTACTCTGAATGACAAGACCGAAGCGTGCATCTAGGCGATAGTCAGCGTCATTCTCTCCCGGAGGGATGATCTCAGCGCCGCCCCAAGAAAGGAAACAGCCCGCTAGTCCCTCTACCCCGGTCAATGACCAGCCCGTTAATCGTTGATACAGCAGATCAGCTACTTGATTGCGGAGGGTTAGGGAATTCGCCGATATTCGGGCATTGAGGGTTATCGTCTGAGTTATCTGACCACTAACGCTATTCCCTTTTCCCTGAATGGGACTCCAAGCAATCCAGGCCAGCGTCACACTATTGCTAGCCACAAAGCCCGCCTCAGCGCGGCTATCGGGCAACCCTTGAACCGCCACACCCAGATCAATTACTGGCTGTAGTCGGGTTCTCATTTCTGGGATGAGCGCCTCAGTAGCGCTAAAGAAATTAGGCAGCATGGCGTTAACGTCCTTCTAGATAAGCAAGAAAAGCCGCTTCAGCGAACGGCCCCACTTTTTTCTCAAAGCCCTTGAAAATATTACGCTCTGGTAGTCCTGGATGATTGACCTGACGAGCAGAGCGCCATCCACTAGCCGTATAGAAATTTAAGCGCTTGCTCTTGCGAGGTCGGATCATGCGCGGAGCAGTACCCAGCATCACCCATGGGGCATACTCTAGATTAGTCCCGATCTGAACTTCGGCGGCCCCCGTCCGGGCATAGGAGATACTAGCCAGTAGCGCCCCGTCCCGGCGTAAAATGCCCCGACCTTTCCCCCGTAACTGCTTCTCAGCGACCGTGTTAGGGGATAGCGGAGCAAGGGCATCGCCGCCCATGGTTTCACCTCTGACCAGCGACTCTTTTGCCAAGCGTTCAGCGTAAACGCCGATCGCTTTCAGAGGAGCATCAAGTTTACTCAGCCTGCCTGCGTAGTTGTCTAGGCTAACCCCGGTTACGGTATAGGAGAGATCGACGGGCATTAGATCACGGCGTTGGAGGGCAGATTACTAAAATCTAGTCCGAAAGCAGTCTCAGACGTGATCGGTACATTGTCAGCGATCGCTTTGAGCAAAGCAGCCAGATAGCGGCGCTTGAAGTCATCGGTGAAATTGACGCCTACCAGCGTCACGTCAGGCATCCGATCAAAATGACGTAGGTAGCGCTCCTGTGCCTCAAGAATTTTGTCTTCCATCTCTAACTCCCGATTGAATCAATAACTTTATCGAAAAAACTACAATACGCAGGCGCAATACGCCGCGCCATTCCCTCTAGCAACGGATCGCCAGACGAAAGCAGATCCCAGACATTCGCCCAGGTTTCTACCAACTGCCAATCTATACCCCTATCGTAATACGCATCGCCGTGACCTTGACTAACTGCATTTTTTGTGATTGATCCGGCTAGATCACGGAAATGGTCTGATTGATCAAGTCCTTTTCCGGTTAGCCGTTCCGCTGCTTCGATCAAATCCTCTGGATTGCCATACAGATGATAAGCAACCAATAGATCCCGGCCTGGTTTCCCTAGCCGCTTTTCCACCTCTTGGAAAAATGGATCCATCTGGTTCATGATCTTCCGCTGTTCATGCACCGGCATAGACCTAACGTTCTCTTTGATGGCTGACTCAACCAAGCTATTAGCCCGGAACATGTCGTCTGCTACCTCTTCCGGTGAATCACCCTTTGAGAATGTAGCTATTGAGTTTGCGTCTTCCTTTTCAAGGCCGAAAGATATTAGTTTTTCGAGCGAATAAGATCCGTCTTTGTTCTGTGCTTTCTTAAGGTTCTTTATAAAAGCTTTTCGTTTTTTGTCTACGCCCTTGCTCTTAGCCGCCCTCAGTCGCTTATCATCCGACTCCATAGCCGCTAGCGAATCCGAAGAATTTGATCGCATGCCCCGTAAGAGATCGCTAGATTGTGGCAAGGGCGAATTCTGTTGTTCCTCCCCGATTCTATAATCCATGGCGTGTCCATACTCATGCCGCCAAACATGATCGCCCCGCCCCTCCCCTGGCTGATAATCTGCCATGTTGATATTGCCGTCTAATTGGTAGGCGGTATCTGTGGGATCTGTTAACTCACCTGGATATGCGTAGCGATCTATAACAGATCGATACAGATCTGCCGTTTTTGACCAGGCACCCGCCCACTTATCAAAGAAGCCTTGATTTGGCCGCTCAACCTTTTTGGTGATGGGGTCATTTGGCTTCCACACAGGTTTAGGCGCTGCCGCTAAACCCGCTTGTCTTTCCCAATAAGTAGGCCCATTGTCAACCTTCAACCCCTGCGTTTTCAGGTCGTCCAGCCCCTCTTGATGGTATTTTTGATAAAACTCAGTATCAATATCATCTAATTCAGTCCTAGGCAACCACGCACAACGACAACGGGGATGAGCGGGTAGCATTGGTGCTGTTGCTAGTTCATAAACATTGCCATTACGAGCAGCACAGATGCTACAGAGGCGCTCTGAGGGTGTCGCGATCCACTGGACAAAGGGAACATCGGCTTCTTGATAGCGACTGATAGCCGCGCCATTGTAGGCACTCATCGGTTCCGTTCTGGCGATTGTCTCTGCTGAAGATTTGAACGATACGCCTAGGTTTTTCAACTGTGCCTCAATCTTTCTGACCCCCCACCCCTGGACTAGTCCCATCTCTACAACCCCGCTAATCTGCGTAGCCTGAAGGTCGCTATAGTTTCTTAATCGGCTAGCAAACTGCTCAGCCTGATTGCGAATCGCACCCACTGGGGCCGTGGTAAACGTTCCCAATATTCCTAGATAGTCAAGCGACTCGCCCGCCATCTGCTGGCCTAGGCGAATAGACTCTTCTAGGATCTGTGTCCCTAGCTCCTGATAAGACAACTCACTGGCGGGGCCAATGAATTTAAGTGCGGATCCTAGCTCAGCCGCGATCGCTCCCTTCCGTGTCAGAGCAGAGATAGACCCCGCCGCCTGCAGGTTAGGGTAAGCCTGTCTCAGTTCATCAATTAATTGCCGATAGCTCAGATCGTAGGCTCTGGAAATTCGCTCTAGGGCAGCTTTTGAAATGCCCTCTAGCTCTCGGTCATAGCGTTCTGCAATATTAAACAGCCTGTCGCTCACAGTACGTCGCCCCACTGCGTACGATAGGCAAATACACCCGCTAGCCGCTTTCCTAGCAATTGATCTGGTAATTGATATTGACTAGCCAGAGTTGCAGCCATTCGGAATTGTCCCTCGTGATCGATGTGCTTTCGATTGGCTTCCACAAAGGACTCATAGGCGGCGTGAGTGCTCCAGGTTCGCAATGATCCCGCAGACGACAACAGAGAGAAGCGATCAGACAATCGCCACAAGATGGCCTCGGCAATTGTTCCAGGACGAATAGCCGCTGAGGGCATCTGAGGACTTAGGAAATAGCCCGATAGCACTAACTCTGTAAATGAATTTCCCTCTTCCGTCCGGTAGCGATCGCCGCCCGAACTTAAGCGATCTCCTGCCACCTGCGCCCAGCAACACGCCACCAACTCAGTAGCGGCTGTCTCATTTATCCCTCTATTAGAAACTGTAGAGTTTCCAGGAACCAGCAGCTTCAGTGTGAGACTGGCATATTTATCTAGCGGTGTCCCCATCGTTACCCCATCTCTCAATTTCAATAGGGTCAGCCTGATACGGCGCTTTTAATAGTCTTGGGCACAATTCCCAGACCTGATCCAGGCTGAGATATCCTGACTCAGGGCGATTATCTAAGATAACCTGTGCTGCCTTGCGCCCAATGCTAGGCAGTAGCTCTAGTTCGCTGGCAAGGGATACGCCGTTGATCAACTCTAGCGCTTTTGAGCCTGTCGGTAATGCCACAAGCTCAACTATAGGCTCAATGATCGGCTGTAATTCATCGGGGGGAATGGTCGTGTAACCATGCAAGCTTATCCAGATAGGGGCGTCAATGTCTGGAATGCTGTAGGCAATTCCGTAGCGATCGTATAGACGCATAATTATCCTCTACTCCTAGTAGCATTATTCCCTGCCTCATCCTGGAGCTATCCACAAAAAAAGACCCCTGATCTCTCAGAGGCCCACACTGTTCTTTACCTAGGCTTATTTAATCACAAGTCAAGTAGACTTTCGCGGTCAACGCCCCAGGTGAGAGAGTTTCATCAGCGATCGCTCGAACGTGAGTTGCTTCACCACGGCCCGCCGCCCGCATGAGAGAACGCACCGCCGCACCTTCTAACGCTAGGTACTCTTTTTTGGTAACCCCGCTAGAGAGCACGATACTAGCCAGCGTAACGGGGTTGTTGTAACTGGCGTTGTCTGCTCCCTGCACGATGATCGTCCAGTTGTTTGTAGCATCGGAAGCGTGGCTTAGATAAGACACAACGGCGTGATAGCCCTCTACGTCCTCGGCCTTGAATGCGATGCCAGTGCCATTGGTATCCTGGCTGATCGCGGCAAATGTGCCGATCACCAGCAAATCGTCCAGTGCGTCAGCACGGCGCGGTACTTGAGCAGACGGGGCAAGATTAGGGTTTTGTCCCGATAGATTAGACATGGTTTATCCTCCTTATGTCGTAACAGCAGCGTTAGTGATCCCGTACAACCGAGCAGCGGCATACCCGTTATAGATGGCAAAACTACAGTTCCAGTCCACACGGGTTCTATAGACGGGCTTGCTGTCAATCTCGCCTAAGTCGCGGGCACTAATGCCAAAACCACCGGATGCGCCGTCATTCCGGCCCTGGATCCCCGTGATCATCATCGGCCCAAACGTCACGGCATAGATAGACGAACAAACAGAGCTAGTCCCGTCAGGGCTGGCTTCCGTAAATGGGAAAACCGGGCTGGAAATGTCATCAACCAGGATCGGAACGCCAGCGTATTGAGGTAGCTTGCGCCCCAACTCGTCAGGGCCATAGGTGATGTAACCACCAACCGAAGTACCGCGACTAGCCGCCGTCAGCAGGTCACGCATTTTGCGCCCCATTAATAGATAGGTGCGCCCGCCCTGCATTTTAATTTGGCTCAGCAATTCATCCAGCTTGGATAGCTTCAAAGCGCCGCCCGCCGCAGCATTGGAAATTAGCTGATTTCCGGTGATCCGCCGTTGCAATCCGTCAAAACCACGGGGATCAGTGGCAGAGTCACCCTTGATGAATTGATATTCCCAACCAATACGCAGAGCTTCGATTTTTAGCTGCTCATGCGCCCGCCGCCCCGATTGGCCTTTCAGTTGAACAGTGGCGCGGTCTACGTCCATATCCCCGCCATAAAAGCGGAATGCTTCCGATTCGGGGTTGATAACCCCGGTTGATTCATCGAACGCTTCATTCAATCCACGGAATCCAACAGCGGGCAGAACTTCCGCCTTGTTGTAGTGAACGCCTGAACCTTCCTCGTTTTCAAATGGGATAGATCCCATTATCTCGCCAACCGAAAACTCATTAATAATTGCCCGCTGTAGGGCGGGTTGATCGGTCAGTTTAGCGGCCTCAATCAGAGTTAACGCCATTTTCTTATGCCTCAACTATTTCCATTAGCGGCCTCACGCCGCTTTGAGGCATCGCGCCTCTATTGTGTATGGATGCCTCGCGCTTCCATACATAGAGCAGTATTCCCTAGCGCCCAAACCGCTTTTCCCTTTCCCGATCCACCGCTCCCCAAATCTCGTCCCTACTAGCGTCAGGATTGGCCGTCACCCCGCCAGGTGTGCCTAATGGCCCAAACCCTGGCTTATCGCTGCCCTTGAAATGACGGGCGAACCAAGTAGTTGACTTCAATTCCTCAATCAGTTCAGCTACTTCCTTCGGTCGGCTTTGCCCTCTGTCAGCAACATAGGCCGGGGTCTTCCCGTCAGGCTCTAGCACGATAACTTGTCCATCTTTGACCTGAACCCGACCACGCAAGGCTAGCGCCGCTGGTTCAAATTCACCAGGAAAACCGCCCGCCGCATAGAATTCTTTTTCTAGCACGGTGTCTCTTTGGAGGTTCAATAATTTTTGCTCTTGCTCAGCCGCGATCGCTTGCTGTTTTCGTAACTGCGGCTCATACTTCTGTTGGAATTCAGCCTCAATATTCGCCCTAAGCTCCGCCTGTTGTCGCTCCAGTTCCTCGTATCTGTCGGCGTTAGCGATCGCTTGTCGATACTTCTCAGGGTCAACCCCTTCTAATCCCTTAAACGCGGCTAGTTGACGGGTCAGGAGGCGTACCCTCTTTTCTGCTTCCTGTCGGGATCTTCGCTCCTTTTCCATCGTCGCAAGGACGGTTTCGGGGTCTTCTGGAGTCTCGCCTAGGTCATCTCCAGGATAGGGATTAGGGGGAATGGCAACAGGTTTATCGTCAATAATTTCGTCTGACATTTGGCATCACGCTAAATGAGGGCATCGCGCCCATTACATAGAGCAGTATTCCCTAGCTTCTGCCTAGCAGGGATACAGAACCACTTTCTTCATAAGTCTGAGAAAGCATAGCTGCTACCCGTTTCCTTAGTCTATTCAAATTAGAGCTATAGCCAGCGATCGCGCCAGATTGGAAATACTCGATCACGTCAACACGCTTGATCCCGCCCTGGGATGACGCAGCACTCTGAGCCGAATCATCGCTATCCATCTGGTCAAGGTCAGCCTGAATAGCTCCCGCGATATCAGTGCCAAACTGGACATCGTTAGCATTGACAAAATCCATCTGGCTTTGAATCAGTTGCAGTACAGACTGATAGGTCAGTGGACTCCCGGCCTGACTGCCCAGGTCGAAAGCGCGATACTTCATAATGCGGGTCAGATCGTCGGCGGCTAATGGCATGGCTCAACCTGCTTGCTTTCCTTCAGTATGCCCTCAATCCACTCTCTAAAAAGTTGCTCGAAGGTCGTCCACCGATATTTAGGGAAAGAATATTTAGCCGTGCCATTAATTCTTAGTTGCTGAACGGCGGGGCTATTTTCCCATGCCGCCTGCAATCCCTGAGCATAGGCGCTAGCTACAAACACGGGATAGTCAACCGAAACCCGAACCGGAATCACACCGTGTGGTGTGACGCGATACAGCCCAAACGTTTCGGCCCGTTGGCCTACGGGATCAACCAGGATAGCACAATCTTGCCACAGTTCCTCATGGACACTATGCCGCCCTGCTACAACTAGACAGCCGTGTTTAGCTGCCTCAACCGCGCATAGCCCCCAGCCCTCCGCGTCGCTGGTTTGTAGATAGACGCTAGCGGTTCGATAGATATCGCTTAGTACAGAATCGCTCACGTACGGGTGAACATTTGATGGATCCCCCGTTTGTGTCGTCATTAATGGGCGCTGATTGGGATCGCAACCCATCTGAAGCATGATGCGATCGTAGTACCGCGCAACATCTAGATCATCGCCCATCGGGGCACAATGCAACCACAGAAGCGGCCCCCCTCTCTGAGGCAACGGCTTATCTTTAGCAAATTCGCAGAACGCCTGAATCGTCAAATCGTAGCGCTTTCGAGGGCGGTTGATATCCGTTCGCAGCACAATCCACGCGGCCTCAGCAAATTCAGGCAGACAAAAGCTCTCGGTCGGGTCAGCAGACATTACTATATCAACCCCATGGGGAATAATAGTTACAAATCCATTAAACCCCGACCTTCGCAATTGCTCAGCGCCCCAGTTTGTATAGGTGCAAACCCCGTTCCAATAGGGCAGCCATCGGGTCAGCTCCTCTGGGATCCCCGCCGCATCAATAGGGAAATAGCCGCAGAACTTGGGACGGGCGATCTGATGGTTGACAACGACTGAATCAATAATTGAAAACCATCTCTGGCAGATCCACAGGTCGTTAAATGCAACTACTAAATCAAAGGAGTAATCATCCCCTTTGATAGACAGCAGAGAGACTAGCAAGTCATTGCCTAGCGGATCTTCGTCACTGGTTGGAATGATGTTCCAGGGATAATGATGGCCCTGGTCACGGTAGTTAATGCCAATCTGCACGACCTGGTGCCCTGCCTCTCGCAATGCGCTGCCAATATACATAGACACGCGACCGAAACCCGTTGTCAAGGAAGCTGTTGGAGGAACGTCAGCTAGGAGTAGAATACGCATAGATCACGCAAATAAGGAGTTAAACAGAGTCTATGCGTCATTTTATTCCCATTGTCAATGGAGTAAACGAACTGTTGCCAAAAGCGATCGCGGGCTGTCACGAACTATGGCCCGATACGGTAATCATCGACAATCGCCACAGTCCAGATCAGTTAGGCATCAGGCTAAGAACGTTATTGCCAAAAGAAATAGAAATTTACATGCCCGATGTTCCATTAACGACCGCACAAACCATGAACCTAATGCTTAGGTTGACCTTGCAGAGAGGGGAAAAACATTTCACCTGGCAGCATCTAGACGGGGTCTTGAACGATGGAGTAGGGCCGGAGCTTCAAGCGATGGCAGCATCCAGAGAGGAACCATGGGGCATTATTTATACAAATCATGATGTGTTTGCGGCGTGGAGCTGTCAGGCGCTGACAGCCCTGGCGGGCTATGGGCAAGCGCTACGGGGTGCGGGGCCGTGGGATTGGTATCAGTACCCCTATTATTTCCTGGACAACGATATTCACGAACGGCTAGAAAAAGCGGGATACCCCTGCATAGAGTCCGGCTTGGGGCACAAGGTCAGCCATGAGGCAAGCAGCACCATCAGGCTAAATAATAAGCCTGCGGCTCATGGCGTAATCTTTCGAGCTTCAGAGCAGCTATGGAATTCAAGAAAATGACCTATGCTCTCTTGCTCTGTGGACAATATCGTAACTTCAGCGATCGCTTGCCATCGCTGAGTGAACACGTTCTCAAACAAGACGACTGGCATATTTACGCCTACTGCCAGGAAGAAGACCCCAAGGACGGGGAACGACTAGAGGCTGATCTGTCGGCATGGCCCCATTCCATCATTTGTGAACCTGTAGCAGATTTTGATGAGGCTGATTACCTCACGGAAAACCCCATCCGCGACTACTACGGAGACTTAACCCCACTGCAGGCCCATCTTAAAAAGCTATGGGGACTTAAGCGAGTAACTGAGATGCTAGAGGATGAGGGGCGAGAGCATCCCCTATGCGTCAGAGCCAGGTTTGATAATGAGTATCTGACCCCGTTAGAACCTCTCGAAAGCTTTGATCCACATTGCCTGTACGTGCCTAAGCATGACAACTGGGATGGCTACCATGATGGGTTTGCCGTAGGTGGTACGCCGCTCATGCTAGCCTATGGCACGCTATTCGATACGGTTAGCAACAACTGGCAGGCCACGGGCATGATCAAAGCTGAGTGCCATGTCAAATGGCATCTAGAGTTACTTGGAATAGAAGTGAGACGGACTTCTATAACGTCACAGAGGATTAGACACGGGGAAGTGTGGGGGCCGTGTTTTCATAGCGATCGCGGCGATATCCTAGACTGAGCAATAAAAAGCCCTTGAGCCTCTAGTCCCAAGGGTCATGTTCTATTCTTTTGGCGCTGCTCAAGCGTCTGGAAACATGATAGCAGAGGAATTAGGAGATG